CAACATCATCGCACCCTGGCCATCACCAGCTTGTCGCATCATCTGAATGCCACGGTCAAAAGTGGTTAGGTCATTGGGGTCTAGCTGACCTGCAATCTGCTGCCGCGCCGTAATCCGCGCCAGTTCAGGGTCTTCCCCACCCAGCGCACGCCCGAGAGCGCCGCCGAGCTGACCAGCTCCACGGTAGATGCCGTAGGTGGCCTGCGCCATAGGATCCATTCCAGCAAACTTGATGGCGCGCTCTTCAGCCAGCGCCTGCTGTTGCTGCTGATAAGCCTCGGGCGTTACGCCGAAGAGTGATTGGACGATGTCGGTTGCCATATCTGTTCCTTAAACAAACGCGCCAAGGTCTTGTTCACCAAAACCGTACCCGGTTCCGAAACCGCCATATCCATAACCACCGGCATTTGCGGTGGTGGGCGGCTTAAAGTACGATTCCAGGCCTCTACGAACATCCGGACTTTGAGCAAACCCTTGCAGCGCCGTAGCAAACGGGTTGTAGGCATCTGCCGAGGCTTGCGAGCGAGCCGCGCCTGTGAGTCCTGTCAACTGTGCTTGCGCCGCAGCAGGACTCATGCCCTTCGCACCAATGTTGATGCCAACATTCAGCGGCTGTTGAGCCAAGTCTTCCAGAGTCGTTGCGCCACCCAAGTACGCCTGATACGGAGCCAGAGCGCCGACTTGCCCACGGCCATAGAGGTCGTACAGTTGAGCGCCAGTGCCAAAGAGGCCCGTACCAAAGGCCAACTGGCGCTGCCCTGCTTCTTGCGCCGATGCAGCCAGTTGTGCGTCCTGCTGGGCCAGAGCGTTGTAGTACGCCTCCAGTTCAGGATTGGCAGCACTAAGACCCATACCGCCACCAGGACGCAGCCCGGTGCCGCCAACAGCCAGACCACCTCGACCTGACTGATACAGTTGATTCTGAAGGCCCGCGTATTGCCGTTCACGGCTGGGGGCCAGTAAAGCCTGTTGGCTCGCCATGTACTTGGCGGCAACCTGTTCTGGCGTTTCAGCCAGATACTGCTCGCCAAGGCCAAACAACCGAGGCGCTGCTGCTGCCAAAGGAGCAAACTGCTGCGGCCCCATCTCAGCCTGAGTTAGCCCCTGGCCTGCTAGTCCCAACAAACGCTGCTGATAGGCTTGAAACTCAGGGGCAAGTTGGTAGCTCGCGCCCGAGACGCGCCCGTCTCCACCGTAGTCAAACTGCGACTGACCAAAGCGCGTCGTGATGCCTACCGGACGAAAGCGTGCTTCCTCGGCGGCAATTCGTGCGGCGTCGCGTTGCGCGGCGGCTTGTGCTTCTGCGGCGCGGCGGGCAGAACTGCCGCCCATCAAACCACCAAGCAAAGAACTCCCGCCGATAATTGCTGCTGCGGTTATAGGCATATCAAACTCCGATCAAAACTTTGTCGACCTTGGACGCATCCTTCTCGTCCGTGGCATGGATACAAAACCAAACACAATCCGTTAACGCCTTGACGCCGTGCGTCACACCGGCCTTGATCTCAATGCAAGCAGGCGCTTCAACAATCTCAACAACCTCACCCTTCATCACCGCCACCTTGCCCTTAGCCAAAATCGACAGATGGCTAAAGTCGTGCATATGCTTCAAGATGGCAACGCCAGCAGGAAAGACTGCCTGCTTGGCGTACAGACCATCGCTAAAGTGGTGGGTGATCACGCAGTCCGTTTCCACATATAAACAGTAATGTACGGCTGATAGTTGGCGTTGGTGCCAGAGGAGCCCTCAGTGCTATTGGATACGGTTATTCCAGTGGTAACAGTAGTGGTATCAACATTTGACCCAACTACTGTTGTATTTCTAACTGGGTTACCGCCACCTGCGCAAGCGCCAGCAGACCCAGCACCATGAAAGTGCCCTGGATCAGTAACCGTCGCAGTGTGCGTGTGGCTAACAACAATTGCATCCGCAGAACCGCCAGTTTCTTCAGCCGTATCGAACAACGCATTAGCAGCGTTAAATCCAACCGGCACGCGCCCTGCGCCAAATGCCGACCAAGTTCCAAAGCCAAGCAGTGTGCCAGGATTGGTGCTGTTGGTGGCATTGATGTAGATGGAGCCAACCGGATGCAATGCTGCCATAGCGGCCTGCACAAATGCCGTGGTGGCTAGGCTTGTATCGTTGTCGCCAAAGGATTGCGTGACGCCAACAGCCCCAGAAGGAAGTGTAACGGTGCCTGTAAACGTCGGCGAAACCAGATCGGCCTTGGTCGCCACCGCAATAGCGATGTTGGCAAACTCGGTGTTGATCTCCGTGCCCTTGACGATCTTGAGCGGATCGCCAGATGACAGCGCATCCTTGGTCGCAAAGTTTGTGCTCTGGGTATAGTTACTCACGATAGTTTTCCTTCTTTGGCCTGGATTTCGATCTTCTGGATCGACATAGATGAGCCGTTGATGTCGCTCTCGTAGCCTGTTTGGACAACCTTACCGCTGCCGCTGGCTTGCGTCTGCAATTGTTGCAACGCAATGCCATCAGAATACTGGGCGACAGGCACGCCGTTAGCGCCATATTCAGCCACGCCGTACTGTGATTCTCCCTGCGTTGGGATGTACATATTCGACGACAAATAATTGGTCGAAAAGTCAAATCCCCACTTAGCCGTGACGTACTGGTTAGACCCGCCGATGACGATCACCTTCAGGCGCTTCAAAATTGAGGTGACGTTCTGATCGCCCAGGTCAGCGTGGTTCGTGTAGTACTGCATCCGGTAGGAGGATGTGTGGTCTTTATACGTCCCGTATTTTCCGATGTACCCCAGCTTGCCAATCAACAGGTCGCCATTGCGTCGTGACAGTAGCGCAGTCGGCTCAATTGAGTCCCAGTTCGTAATCCGAAACGCGTTATCTTGCAACTGCACGCGAGTATCAAAGCAGTAGACCTCTTTGACCGACGGCAGCGTTAGCAGATAGAAGGCTTCTTTTTCAGAATAGACCGACTTGATGTTGGCGAGCGTCTCGCTGCCAACAATGTTCATCAAATCATTTCGCACGTTTTTCGACAAGTCACCTAGCGGCGCTGACTTCTCGATAATCGTTCGGGCAAAAGAGCGCAGGCCCGAGTTAGACAGGAACAGTACATCCTTGCCGGTGGTCTGAATCGAGTCACGCGCAATGCAACCGATGCCCCCGACCGTGTCACCGAGCGACATAGTAGATGGCGTGGTGGCATTAGCGTAGACCAGAATCTGCCGCTTGCCAAAAATGATCAGGAAGCCGTTGTGCGCTGCAAGACCCTGCACCTCATCTGCGCCATTGGGCCATACCCGGTCTACGTTGAGCGAACCCGAGGTGCCGGTAGACCAAACATGACCGGCCAGCAGGTCAGAGAAGTACACCGTGTTTTTGATCGTAGATGTATTCGCCACCCACAGGCGACCAAAGGCGGCGATCACAATGTTGCCGCTAGGCACCGTGCCGACGTAACCTGTTTTCTCAGTAACGCGCCGGTAGGTGGATGTGCTCACCGCAGGATCAAAGATCAGCGGATCGTGGCCAGTTTGAAAGAAGTAGGTGATGCCGTTGAGCGAAGCACAAGACCAGTTGCTGGCGGTGATGGTTGGGGTTGTACCCCCACCCCCGTAGGTCAACTCTACAACAGCATCAGAGCTGTCGAGCTTGAACAGTTTATTGTTGCCAGCAAACAGCACGGTCAACGTGCCATCTGGCTGCACCAGTTCGTGAATCACTCCAACGTTGTTAGCGCCCAAGTCGCCCGAGGTGCTGTTAACGCGGCTCCACCCTTTGCGCGAACCGATGCGGCCATACTGATCAATGATGCAGTTGGTCGCCACCAGCGCAAAGCCAGCATTCAAATCAAGAGGCGAGTCTTGAGTGTTCAGCCCGTAAAAACCGGGGGCTGAAATGCTGTAGGTGGAAAGTGGTTCGCTCATACCGCGACAAATTCCTGGCTGTCGGGGAAACGAGTAGCTTCCAGCGCAATGTAGTCTGAGAGCATGGCGCGGTACAACTGATAGGCTTCAGACGAGGACAGTCCACCGTCTTCACCGCGCTCAGCCAGCGCACGCGCAAAGGCGTTCTGTATCACCAGTGCGCTAGGCACCAAAAGCACAGTACTGTCGGAGGCCAGATCAGCCTGGGGAATCGTCAGCGTGAATTGCAATGCGTAGACGCCATCAGGACGAGGAT